TTCACTCTGGTGCGTCCACGTTTGGCGACAAGGTGCTTGGTGTGGTGCTTCCTTACGGCTACCTGACTACGGGTGGTCAGTTTGGTCTGGCCGCCTTGGGAGAAGTTGCCCGCATCATTGGTACTGTTGGAATCCGTAATGCTGTTAATCAGATTCCGATCCTGACGGAAATGGTTGGCAACTGGCGAAACATGGACCGTCCAACACAGAACTTCGCATCGTTCATCGATCAATGGTTCTCGCCATCGACTGACCGTATGCGCCGTATGTTCATGGATGCCTCCGGTCAGCCGGATGAATACGCATCCCTGCCCAAGCGGGCTCTTACGGGGGCTGCAAACCTGATGGCTGATGCGTCTGGTCTGGCCCCCATCACTAGTTGGACGCAGCAGTTGACGGCAGCCTGTTCTATTCAGCATCTTTATGATGTTGGTAGGGGAGCCCGTAGGCTTGATAAGGCCACCCTCAGTACCCTTGGTCTTACGGTTGAGAAGTACGACAACCTGATCAAGTTTGTGGGAGCCAACGCTGAACTCAAGGATGGATTCCTTGGGCAGCGTGTCATTGGCCTGAAGCGCATGGATGCCATTGAGGTGGATGACCTGAAGGGCTTTGTGGATCGCATGGTCCGCACCCGCATTCAGGACATTCCGACCCGTGGCGACTTTGCCAAGCAAGCCTTTGGCTTCTGGGGCCGCCTTGCCACCCAGTTCCGCAGTTTCAACATCAAGGGAATTGACAACTTCCTGATTCAGAACGCTACCCGTGTGGCCCGTGGTGGTGCTGAGGGTCGGGCCAAGGTGGCTTCTGAGATTGCCTACACCATGCTCTTTGCAGGAACCATCCAGTATCTGAGGAACTACGCAGACTGGAGTTCGCTGAAGGCTGCGGGCAATGACGAGAAGGCAACCAAACTGGAACCCACTCTTGGAATTGGCGGCTTTGTCAAGGGATCCATGTCTGGTCCTTCTGAGTTCTGGCTGGCCACGATGACTGCAGACTTTGCTTGGACGCGGGCAGTTGACCCGGATCCGATCTTTGCCCCCTACCGTTACAGCGGTCTGAAGTGGTACGGATTCCCCGGCGAAGCCATGGGAACTCGTGCAGCCTCCGTGTTTGGCGATGTTTACGGAGCGACCGTGGGTGCTGCTCTTGATCTTGGCGTGAAGCAAGAACTCACGACTGGAACCCTGCACAAATTCCGTCTTCTGACCCCCGCTCAAAACTACCCCGGTCTTAAGCAAATTCTCAATGTGACCGAACAGCAGATTATTGACGAATTTAATCTTCCAACCACCCAATCCCGTACTAGGGACTGATTCTAAGGAAACTTCCACATGGCAAACAGTTATAACCTCTATACCGCCAACGGCTCAACCACGGATTTCAGCCTTGTTGGGATTGATGGCTGGATCAGCAGCGGCTTTCTCAAGGTCTATGTGAACGACACTCTGGTTACGACTGGGTATACGTTCCAAGATCTGACCACTGCCGCTCCCTTTGTCCGCTTTACCACGGCCCCCGCTAATCAGGCTCAGGTTCGGCTGCAGCGTGAAACTCCGAGCACTGTGGCATCCTTTCAGGCCAATGTCGTGGACTTCAATGACGGCTCGGTGCTGACTGCTGCCGATCTGGACAAGGTGGTGACTGGTCTGGTCCATGTTGCTCAGGAGGCTGAGGACACGGGTTCAGGAGCCCTTGGTCTGACTGTGGATGAGACCAATTGGAATGCCGACTCTAAGCGCATTACCAATATGGATGATGGCATCAATGCTCAAGATGCTGTAACCATGAATCAGTTGACTACGGCGACTATTTATGGTGGAGCCACCGTCATTCCTCAGGTCTGGTATTTCAATGGAAACGGAACTACGACCTACACGCTTAACCCGCTTCCGTTGAATACTACGCGAGAAATGTTCCTTGTTGAAGTTGGTGGAGTGCTCCAGCAGCCCGATACCTACACGATTACCAAGGAAGCCATTATTTTCAATAGTTCGTTTGCAAGTACTATTGGAATCTCTGTTAGAAACTTTGGTGTGTCGCGAAACGTCATCGATGGAGTGAACACCTCAACCCTTCAAGACGGCTCCGTGACCACTCCAAAGATTGCTGATCTGAATGTTACTACGGCCAAGATTGCTAACTCTGGAGTTGCCACGGCCAAGATTGCCGACGATGCCGTCACTTATGCCAAGATGCAGAACGTGTCTGCCACCGACAAGGTGCTTGGCCGCAGTACCGCTGGTGCAGGCAATGTTGAAGAGATTGCTTGTACTTCGGCAGGCCGGGGCATGATCGCTGCAACCGATGCTTCTGCTCAGCGCAACCTTCTTAGCCTTGGTTCTCTTGCCGTAAAGAGCACGGTATCGAATGACGATATCGCTGATGGAACCATTCAACTTAACAAGTTGCAAAGTCTTGACGCATTTAAACTTATTGGAACAGGTGCTGCTATTGGTACTCCTATTGCACTAAATTCTACAGGTTTTGGTCAAGCATTGTTTCAGACAACCAACAATGCAACTTTTAGAGCCACTACGGCTATGTACAACGCCACGGCCACCAATTTCATTGGCCTTGGCAATGCAAGTGTCCTGACCTCCGCTGCGCCTTTGGCTACAGACATGATGCTTGGAAGGTGGACCAATTTCCGCTTTAACTCAGGTTTGAGCACTGCGTCCATTGGTGTCAACAATCAGACATGGCTCTGCTTTTGTGTACCGTCTGCGGGTGGTAACTTTGGAGTTGGCCTTATTACCGTTATCAATAACGTGCTGAAGACTCCGCTTCAAGTTGCTGAGGATTGTAATCTACCCACGGACGGCAATTCGTATGCGTTCTGCTGCGTCCGCGTTGCATAAGGAAACCAAATGCCTACCTACATCAATCCCGCAATGACCACTGGTTTGCTTGTGACTAACAACAAGTTGTCTGAACTGGCTGTAGATGCGGCAACGCAGGAAGTGGCCATGGATAACATTGGCCTTCTGTATGTCCTGCCTATTGGCACGATTATTCCTTATGCTGGAACTGTGCTTCCGGTAGGCTTTTTGACCTGTGACGGAACCGCTGTTAGCCGGACTGGTTATGCAGGGCTCTTTGCAATCACGGGAACTCGTTATGGTTCTGGCAACGGAACTACCACGTTCAATTTGCCCAACGTGACGGCTGGTCTTACGCTTTCTGCCTCTAGCGTGGCCTACATCGTCAAGTATGACAACACCAGCGGCATTCTTGAAAGCCCGTAATCATGCACGGTGAATCCGAAATGATGCTGGCTATTGGTCGGCTAGAAGGTAAAGTGGATACGTTGATTCAGATGCAACGCATTCAGGAAGATCAGATCAAGAACCATGAAGAACGACTTCGGGAACTGGAGCATTCGCGGTCTTTTACTATGGGTATGGCTGCGGCTGTCGGGGCTGTGGTCTCAGTTACACTCAATCTCATTGTAAAAGCCCTCAACTAACACAGGAAACACAATGGCTACTTTCAAGATTATTGACGCACAGGCAATCACGACTTCTCCCACCAACTCTTCGGCTGTCAACCCAGATCTGACCCCGGATCGCTATGGCACGGTTGTCGTGACCCACAGCGGTTCTCGTCTTGCCGCAGGATCTACGGTTTCCGTGTACCTTCAGGGCTCGTTTGACGGAACCAATTATTTTGACATTGAAGCCATGAAGCCGAGCGATCCCACTTACATTGCAGGAACGCTGAACTCGTGGTGTCGTGTTGTGCCCCTTGTCGCATATGTTCGTGTGTCTGTGGTCAACGGTGGCGGGCTGACATACAACGCTTGGGTGTTTGAATAATAGGAGAACCCATGGGCCTAGTTCCATACACGGCTGGTAAGCGGCGCACCTTGACCCCAATTCGTCAAAGTGTTTCTGATGGCTCCACGCTTTCGCTTGACTTCACCACGGGTGTCCTTGACCCGCGCCTGACGTTCACGCGCAGCACCAACGCCACCTTCATCAACTCGCAGGGGTTTGTGCAATACGCCGAAGCAAATATGCTCGTCAACTCTCCGATGCAGGATGCTGCAAATCCTCCTTCGGGGTGGACGTTCTTTGGTACCGGCGGAACAATATCGACCCCCGTATCTGGAAGCAGAAAAATTGCAACTACGGGGTCAGGTCAGCAGGTGTTCACGTACCAAAGTCTGAATCTTCCACAAGGACTTACCTTCACGTTGTCGTTTGTAGTTTCGGAAATTACCGGGACGATAAATTACAACGGAATTTGCTTTGCAGATGGAGCCGCAAGCAGCCAACTTTGGGTAAACGGCGCACAGATTACTAATTTCAGCGCGCAAGCCGTTGTTGGTTCATACTGCTTAATTTATGTGCCTGGTGCAGGCGCGACTGCTCATCGAATTGGAACAGGAGCAAACTCATCTTCTTCCGGCGTGTGCTCCATGACTTTCCACTCTGCACGGGTGCAGCCGGGTTCATTCACGACGACCACCTACATTCCGTCTACCCTTACGGCGGCATACCACGCCCCCCGCTTCGACTACGACCCCACCACACGGGCTCCTCGCGGGCTGCTGCTTGAAGCGCAGGTTCCCAATCTTGTTGCTAGAAGTCAGGCTCTAAATCAATCTCCGTGGCTCAAAGCAGCAACGAGTATTTCTGAAACAGGTACAGGCTCTCCGGCAAATGACGCAACATCTAATGTCCTAACGTGGACAAATGGAACGGCAGTAGGGTCTGCGTACACGGAGCAATCGGGGCTTCCTGTGTCTGCTAGTCAGCCGTATACATGGAGTGTGTGGCTGAAGAACCGTGGTAATCAACGTGTATCTGTATTCGGATTTACCAAGACATCGGCAAATGCCTTTTCAGGCAACTTGGAAATGACCGTTGATTTCAGCGTGGCAACTCCAACCGCAGCCATAACTACGTCCACTAATTTCACCAGCACATCTGTGACTACGCCGGTTGCGTTTGGAAACGGGTGGTATCGCTGCACGATGACTGGAACGACTCCAAGCAACGCGGCTATAACTGGTTTTGGTATCTCAAACAAAAATGCTGTTCCAGCAAGTGGAACAAACGGCTGCGAGGTTTGGGGCGCACAACTGGAGACAGGCTCCGGCGCATCCTCGTACATCCCGACCGGGGCGAGTCAGGGGAGCAGGGCGGCGGATTCCTGCGTGATGACCGGGACGAACTTCTCGTCGTGGTTCAATGAATCGGAAGGCACTTTTATAGCGCAATTTCAGACGCAGCATCAAGGAAACACTTCCAGCGCGGCATACTTGCTTGCACTTGACAGCAGCGCATCAAAGCGACTCATATACCTAAATACCACTCTAGACACCGCATCCACATTTGATGGAAACTTGGTGATTAGTGCTGTGGGAGATGTGACTGGAGTGCTTGCAAAGGTTGCAAGTGCCTACAACAGTTCCGAACGCGCACTCGTTGCAAATGGCGGAACAGTTGCTACTGGATCAGTCGCAGTTGGCTACTCATCTGCAACGAGTCTTGGAATTGGACTTCTTGCTTCCAATTCAACTTTCAAGCAAATTAAATTCTTTCCGACTCGGCTTTCAAATTCGCAACTTCAGGTGCTAACGGCATGAGTGATTACTATCTACGCTCAAACACAGAGTCCGATCTTGACGATGCACTCATTGCCGCAGGGCTAGCCGAGGAACGCACCGACGAGGAAGGCGAGGTCATGGTGCTGCCCGTCGCAGGTGTCACCCTTGACCGCATCGGGCCGATTCCAGCCAAGGTAGACGAAGAAAACGTCATCGTCAGTCCCGGAGACACCCGTTACCACGCTAATCTGCGGGTGTCTTTTGAACTAACGCAGGATCAGATCGATGCGTTGCCTACCTTCGGTCCCGCTCCCTCCATCCCTTACCGAGTATTCCTGTGAAACGCGAACTTCTTGAACACATCCACAATGCTCTGGCAGAAGAACTGCTGAAGAAGATCATGGATGGTTCTGCTACGGCCACGGAACTCAATGTTGCACGGCAGTTCCTGAAGGACAATGGAATTGACTGTGCACCCATTGCCAACACGCCCATGCTGAACCTTGCCAAGATCATGCCGTTTGATGAAGAGGCTGCGTGAACGAACTTGAGAGAAAACTCAAGGACTTCAGGAACTTTGTCTTCCTGTCGTGGGATCACCTTGGGCTCCCGGAGCCAACACCGATCCAACTGGACATCTCTCAGTACCTCCAGAAGGGTCCACGCCGCCGAGTCGTACAGGCGTTCCGTGGTGTGGGCAAGAGTTGGCTTACTAGTGCTTATGTTGTCTTTAGGCTGCTGCACGACCCGAGGCTGAATGTACTGGTCGTATCGGCTTCCAAGCAGCGGGCTGATGACTTCAGCACCTTTACCCTGCGGCTGATCAACGAGATCCCGATCTGCCAGCACTTGAAGCCACGGGAAGATCAGCGTAACTCCAAGATTGCGTTCGATGTCGGCCCCGCTTCTGCCTCTCAGGCTCCTAGCGTGGTGTCTAAGGGAATCACTAGCCAGATCACGGGCAGCCGTGCTGACCTGATCATTGCTGATGACGTAGAGAGTCTGAACAACTCTGCTACCTTCCTGATGCGTGAAAAGTTATTGTCTTCTATTGCCGAGTTTGAAGCAGTCCTCAAGCCCGGAGGGGAGGTGATCTATCTAGGTACGCCGCAGACCGAGCAGTCGATCTACCACGGTCTGCATGAGAAGGGGTACGACACCCGAATCTGGCCCGCTCGATACCCCGACAACCGCCTCAAGACGGCCTTTGGAACCAAACTGGCCCCTACACTGGCTGAGGGCAAGGAAGGCGACCCAACCGATCCTAGGCGGTTTAACGCCCTTGACCTGATGGAGCGCGAAGCCTCCTATGGACGGACTGGCTTTGCCCTTCAGTTCATGCTGGACAGCACTCTGAGCGATGCCGATAGGTATCCCCTGAAGTTGGCTGACTTGATCGTGTTGGGCCTGAACCCTGAGAGTGCTCCTGAGAAGCCCATCTGGGCGGCAAACCTCAGCAACGTAGTCAAGGATATCCCCTGTGTGGGCTTCAACGGCGACCGTTACTACGGGCCCATGGACATTCAGGGCAAGTGGATCCCCTATGAGGGTGGAGTTATGGCCATTGACCCGAGTGGTCGTGGCGATAACGAAACCGCTTATGCGGTCGTGAAGATGCTGAATGGCTACCTTTATGTGACTGCTGCTGGTGGAGTCAAGGGCGGTTACTCTGAGGAGACCCTGCGTAAACTGGTAAAGGTTGCCAAGAATAACGCAGTAAACCGGATCATCTGTGAGTCGAACTTTGGTGACGGTATGTTCACAGAACTACTGAAGCCTTATCTTGTGCGTGATTATCCCTGCACAATCGAAGAAGTTAGACACAATATCCAGAAGGAACGCCGGATCGTAGACACGTTAGAACCAGTTATGAACCAGCATCGTCTGGTCATTGACTCTGGCGTGATCAGGGAAGACTACGAGTCCACCAAGCAGTATGCGTCCGAGAAGGCTCTGCACTACAGCCTGATGTGGCAGATGAGCCGTATGACCCGTAACAAGGGTGCTCTGGCTTACGATGACCGCATCGATGTTCTATCCATGGCAGTCTCGTTCTGGGTGGAGCAGATGGGACAAGACGCTGCCCGCAAGATGGCCATCCGTAAGGACGATGTCCTACAGGCCGAGTTGGATCGATTTATGGAACACTCAGTTGGCCGCAAGGCTCAAGGAGGCTCGTCATGGATGTCGATCTAGATGAGTGGCCCAATGAGATTATGAACCGGGCTTGCAATGCCATCTTGCAGTATGAAGCCCATCTAAGGAGCAAGGACAGCCTTCCTGCCGCCAAGGGCTTGGCCCGGGCCATGAGGGAACTCAAGGAAGTTGTCCCTGAAGAAATTCTGGAGATTAAACGTGGCTAATCCCTGTGATGGACGGTCGATGAACAAGCCGTGGCGCACTCCGGGTGGGGCTAAGAAGTCCGCCGTGTGCGTCAAGGATGGCGACAAGACCAAGATTGTCCGCTTTGGCGACCCCAATATGAAGATCCGTAAGAACGAACCGGGTCGCCGCAAGAACTTCCGGGCTCGACACAACTGCGATAACCCCGGTCCCAAGACCAAGGCACGTTACTGGTCGTGTCGGGCTTGGTAATTTAACTTCTACTTTCAGGAACCACATGGCTAAGATTCCGTCCAAGGTCAAGCAGATCGCCCACTCCCTTGAGAAGAAGAGAGGCATGGCTGCTAATAATGCCTATGCCATTGCCAATGCTTCCTATAACAAGATGAAGATCAGCCGGAAGAAGTAATGGCACGAGACTACAAGAAGGAATACGCCAAGTACCACGGTACTGATGAGTACAAGAAGGACCGTGCTTCACGCAACAAGATGCGCCGGGTGATGATCCGTGAAGGCAGGGTCAAGAAGCACGATGGCAAGGACGTTGACCACAAGAACGGCGACCCTCGGGATAACCGCCGTAGCAATCTCCGTATTGTCCCTAAGTCAGTGAATCGAGCCAAGCACTAGGAGACATCTCCATGGTTATTAAGTGGTTCCCTTATGAGATCCCTTTAGTAACCTGTAAGATGCCTAAGAATGAATTTGGAGAGTTCTTCTTCTTTCCTACTCCTAAGATCTGTATCTCAGAAGAACTAGAAGATTATATATACTCTAGTACAGTACTCCATGAAATTCTAGAGATGGTGTCTGAAATTCATGATTTGGGCTTATCGGAATCTAAGATCCGTACCCTTGAGGTCTCCCTGATGCAGATCTTCCGCCAGAACCCGGCCCTGACTGAACAGGTCTTTCTAGGAAGGGCTCCAGAATGCCCCCAGAGCGATCCGGGTGACGAGGATGACTCCAAGCCCATCCAGTCTGCTGGACGCGATCCTGAGCCATCCTAGGCCGTCTGCCAATGATCCAACCTCCCGAGGATGCCGATGATCGGCAATGTGGGTGATGGGAATCCCACTTGGCAGATACGCA